GGTAATAGCAACTATTATTACCTGACGATATACGGGGCAATTAACTTCATTAGTCTGCGTCGGATTGTGCCTATTTAAAGGTGTACCGATTCGGCTACTAAGAGGGGTTAACTGTCACGTATATGACAATGTATATAATTACTAACCACTTGGGCATGCTATGGGACCCCGTCGAAGCTAGACGGGAGCATGGTGAGACTATCTCACACGGTTGGCGCGTCGGAATGGCAAGCTTCATCGCCTCGCAACTACCTATTTTGTAACATAGATGATTGGGATAAACTTCCTGTTTATCTCTTTCCGATATTTAACCTATTTATTATTTCCTTTCTCTTTTATTTATACATTTAACCCTCAGAAGGAGGGTCAGCCGGGTCCACTTAAGGCTCAAAATGGCTGTTTCTTATATTCAATACTAGGAAATAACTAGTTTAATCTGCTCCTTGTGTTCTCTAACACAGGGAAGCGCGCTGGCGCAAGGTCAACTCCTAGAAGGACGTAGGAGTCATGGCGAGAGCATTGTTGTATTGCCCAACTCTCACCCAGAGTTTCTCAAGGTTCGCAGTAGTACCACCGTAGTTAATGACTACGGTTTGGCCTGCGAGGAAGGAAACTTCAGCATCGTAGGTAACTACAGTCGCTGAGATCGCATTCACGATTTCTCCAATCGTTGCGGATCCACCAACAGCAGGAGCACCACCCCCAGAAGAGTATCGCATCCCGATGGACATGATACACTGGTAGGGTGAGGTGGCTGTTATGGTCGTCGCCCCAGGAAGAGCTCCTGTCGAGATGATCAATGGAGCATTTGAACCAGCAGCAGTTGTTGTTTCATCATCCACCTTCTGAAAGAAGGCAGACTTTGACGTTCCAAGTGCTGGATTGGTCAATTGTGGGGTCATGAGACGGACAGTGTAGTCGACGTAGATCTCCCCGATGGGAGTATCATCAGCTGCTTGGCCTTGAGTAGCCAGGAAAAGGTTACCAACATCATAGAGCTTGATGTCTTCATTGGAGGCAAGGGCTCCAGTCCGAACGTAGTATGAACTACGTTTATTCAGATTCTCATGAATAGAGATCTGACGGAAGTTCTCCCAAGGGGAAGAACGGGAATAACCTTTGTAAGCAGCAAGGGTCTGCTTGTCGACAGGAGGACTGTCAGAGGCGTCATAATCGACGGCGGCCATCACTACTCCAGTAGCAGTAGTGCTTGTGGTGGTCTTGAACTCAAAGTCCAATTTGTCAAACCGATAGCTCTCGTAATTAGGGGCTATCTGGGACAACCAGGTCGTAAAAGACTGGAGTCCGGGATTCACAGGAATCTTAATCGCTCTAAAAGCGACAGATCCGAGGACATCCATGATCAGTTCGCGATGGGTGATAAGAATATCCCCATTAGGCTGTCTGGTGAACTTTGGGTCCGCAGTTCGTATAATCTGAGTCTGGGCCACAGGGGCTCTCAGATTCCTTGAATCGCGAATGGGTCTCAGAGGCTGTAGCACCATGGCGGTGCGGAGTCTCCCCTCCCTGTTGACTCTGGAGGATTGGTTTGGTCTTGAGGACCTGGCCTTTCGTTTAAAGGCGACAGGTCGAGCGGGTATGTTGTTTCGTCGTTGCATTTTTGTCCTTGTATGGGATCCACCCGGACAGGGCGGACTGTACATCATAGAGAAGCTCAAAGAGCCTCAACCGTGCAGTCTCTCGGCATTTAACGATCTAACCCAGTGTATTTACCCCCACATCGTGGTCTTAAATATGTAAGAGTCCCCTCCAACCGATTGTTAATCGGCATAGGAGAGAACAGGATTCTTCACCGGGTGAAACCTTACTTAGCATGGAACTATTAAGGGTGACTTAAAGTCAACCCACCATTTTGGTCGATTTAATCTCTACAACCCCATGTAACCTTTAAACGTGGTTACTTTACGCACTTGAGCTAGTTTATAGTCATCCCGGACTGGGGGTACAAGGAAGGACAGGACATGCATCTTAATCCCAGGGAGTAAGAAGGGACTTGATCTGGAGACGGCGTGAAAACGCCCTCTCTCGATCAATTTCCTCTCTTTCTCCAAGGCTGAGATTATTATAAGCTTGTTGTTCCGCTATAATTCGTTCCCTTCTATCAGTTTCTTCCTTCTCTCGAACATGAAAATCATGCTCGGGATGTAGACCACTTAAAACGTAGTCGGATCTCTTCTTTAGTTCGAAGGTCTTCTTGACCTCGAAACCATAAGAAATCTGATAGTCTTCCCGATACTCAGATGGAGTAGGGGAGGGGGCGTCAGAAGGATGCCAGGAGAACGGCTTACCCTTAATATTACGGGCAAGATCCTCAAGATCTAATAGAGTCTCTTCTTCACTGACCTCGATATTCGTTCGATCAGTAGAAAGCTCTAGGGCAATAAGGTCATCCAATGTCTCGGTGACTCTGGACTTTCTAGAAGTCTTTACCCTCTTATTCGGGCAACTCCCAGTAGTGTACAAACATCCGCTGTATGGGACGTAGAACTCAAAGGCCGGTGATTTACAGAGTTTCTTAATCTGTTTAATCTTTATGCGGTGCTCTGGTGTATGTTGTACTGCATCAGCTTCTCCGACGATAGCCCAAGGAACAGAGGGCTCGTCTAATGTGGCCAAAGGATAGCCAGGGAGAGGGCGTTCGGTAGTGTACTGAACCCCAGGAAATCTCTTAAGAAATCCATGAGCGACATATATGTCGTCATTTTTGATGCGATAGAACCATCCATCAGGAGCACTGACACCCATTCCACCTAACTTTTCCGAAATGAACAAGTTACGATGATGGGGCCTTCCAGTGTAAGTTTTTATCAAACACTCGGCTTTTATCTCCTCTTTATGGGTCTTTAGGAACTCGGAAAGGACGGCACAAGTCTTATTAGGCAGAGCGCCTTCTAAGACTTTATTTATATTTACAACGAGACCACCCCTATCAAGGTGATGGCTCTCGGCTGTGCTACTTCCTTCTCTTCTCTCGTGTTTCCCTTGAACTTTATGTTGTCCAAAGAAAAGTCCTACATTTAGGAAATTTATCATACTAATTCGACGATTATCCTTCTTTCCCTCCTCCAATTTGTGGAGAGGGAAGTGGAAACTCTGTGAATTAATATTCAAATATTCTCGATGCAGGTAGGCTTTTCCTATGGACATTTCAAGCCCAACCTTCTTTCCAATCTCTACATGTGTATCCCAGTATTCTGGGGGTGCAGCGTAGACCATATCATCGCCGTTGATCTTCACGGCTTCAAGTCTTTCCTCATCAGTCCAATCCTCAAACTCTGTTTGATAATAGCTCATGGCATCTAAATAGACGCCAAGATTAGCTAAGCAGAGAATGGGGAATGAGAGAATACTACCCATGAGCTGACCGTTCGTCTGTGTCCCTTTAAAGGCGACACAGCCCGGGCTATCAGACATTCGGGGATAGTGGAGGTTATGTGGACCAAGGACCCGGTTAGCAATTTCTTGCTGACGGGGCTCAAGGCCACTTATGATATGGTTGAGTATTCTTCCTGAGTACTTCCATGAGAGACCGTCGGTTGCGGCGGAGTAATCTATTGAAAACCAATTCCAATCCTTCTTTGCTTTCTTAAACAAAGGAAGGAGATCGGTAGGGGAAAGAGGACGAGATATTAATACAAAAGATTCGATACCCTTCAGAGCCTCAAAGAGAGCTTTCTGGAGGGGGCGACATGAATAGTAAGGAATTGCATTACCTTTACTTATAACACGAATCTTATTTGGTTCGAGTACCGCTTGTATTGTACAATTGAGGGGATCTTTGAGATCCAGGTCGGCGGACATGGTCCCTATTCTGGACCATTCATATTCTCCGTAGGGCATATATCGGGTCTGTAAAAAGTTAGACTGGATACCTTTATGAGTATATACATATGGCCTATAAACCATATCGAACAGTTCGGGCTCACTACATAATCTCGACTTCTCCTCTGTGGAGTAAGTCGGAAGGTCTATGAACTCTCTAAGAGTCCTGGATTGACCACCAAATTTACGTCCGTGCTCAAAGCATGCGGATGTCTTTGGATTCAGCTCTTCGAAAGGGGTTGAGTCCTTCAAATAAGCTTCAACACTATTCTTAACATCTTCAAGAACTTTCTTAAAAGTTCTGTCATTGAAGATTCTACCAATAGTGAGATCGTCCCCAGGATCTTGTCGAGTGAGGGTTTCAAGATGTGTATCATATGTCTTTTCGACAATATCTTCAGAGAGAGGCAATGTTGCTCTCTTGGCTTGAAACCAGGAATACCATAAATGAGTGTTTGTTCTAGAAAAGGCATTCAATCTGTTCTTTACCCAGATTCGGAGTTTACCAGTGAATTTAAATTCGGCATCTGGCTTAGGGGGGAGTTCGTTACGTAGATACCTAGCGAGAGGGAAGGTGAGGAGAAATTTACATCTCTTCAACCATACCATCTCGTCGTTCGTACTATCTAAGTAACTATGGCACTGCTCATTGAGTGCCAGACGGATCGGAAGTTTAGCATTATGATGCTTCAATATCATATCCAATCCACGTAAGAGGGCATCAGTCCTTTGCGCAATAGTTGGAATCTCGGACTTAGAACAGATTCCAACTCCCCCGGCTCTTCCGGAGGCTTGATAACGAGCCTTCGCACTTGAAGTTGATTTAGTTGACTTCATATATTTGTATTATTGAATACGACTCGTTAGGGTGGCTTTTTATGTGTCTTTCACGTAAGAATAAAA